GGAAACATAAATCTTAATCCAGGTCTTCTTTCAAAGCCACCTTGGGGAAGAATAACGACATTCTGTGCTTTCTGTAGACCTGATGCGTATTGCTGTATGTCTGTTCGACCTATGACCAGTGGGTCAATTTCACCGACAGTAAAATTAGATTGGTACATCGTCACCCTGGACATCAGCGTACCTCAGTTAAAAGATAATCAGCAATCACTGTTTTTGATTGTCCAGCTCCGTCAATGTTTATTGCTTGTCTAAAATAACCACCTCTCATATTTTCAGATGGTGTGCCTAAAGCAACAGTTTTCCAATAATCTGATTTTGTTGTTTGATCTGTTACTGGTTCAGCTAAATGCCATGCCATTTGATAAATCATCATTTGTACAAAGTAAGAGGGCATTGCTGACTCAGCGACAAGTTGCTGGTAATCAATAACAATCGTTGTTTCATTCGTTAATAATTTATCACCTTGAATTTCATAGTCTGTAATCTTTGGCAAGTTACCAGTTGATAAAGAAGCATAGACAGCTCTTGGAACACCAAGAAACATATCTGTTGGTAGCTGGTATTCTTTACTGTACACATTTGTTGGCGTAGATGTTAACTGACCAAGTTGTGTTTTTTTAAGAGTAAAAGACCAGGGATACATTCCCAAGGTCTGTGATTTAACACGAGGATATAGCTTGTTACAAATAGCACTTGGAGCTGTGCCATCTGAAAAAGATGTTATCTCATTCGCACCAAGGAGGAGGAGTGCTTGAGAACAAATTGAAACATCGGTATCGCCTGATGCCATATCCTCGCCTTTCTAAATATTATCCGTCACCACTATCTGTCTGAGTTATCGTAGTTCCGTCACTTAGATCCACAACTGTACCAGTGTTAGAAACCACTGTATGAATTGTAGATGCAAGTGTTCCACCTGTTGAAGTTACAGATATAATAATATCCCCAACAGTTAAATCACTTGCGACATCATTAAAATAACCAGTTTCTCTTACATCAGTAACACTACTTGTACCACTGACAGCATCAGTAGTTATGTAAGTAAAAAGCTGTGGTGCTTTTCCTTTTTTGGATTGACCACCGATTGGATTCCATCCATCTCTATTAAATGCCATAATTAACTCTCCCTACAAGTTATATCAACTAGACCATTCGCATCAATAACGATTGCTCCAGCAGAATACATTGCTGTTACCAAGAAGGAAGTTTTCTCAGGGATGTAGTTGACTTCTGTTTTTGGTGGGATACCAACAGCACAACCAATAGCATCTCTGTGAAATGCCAGGCAAGTTCTGTCGTTAGACCCATCCTTTGGAAGTCCACCTTCATCACGATCACCGATCATATGAATAGTGAAACCCATAAATGAATTTACTTCACCTCTTACTAATGCTTGAACTTGAGCAAAGTCTGCTGAAATTGCTCTTTCATCGCCAAGTAATGAAGCAAGAGAATTAGCGTGAATAATCATATGACGATCTGTTGGTGGTACAGACTTAGCATCTAACGCTTTTTTTGAAGCAACAATTTTGCCTACATTAAGGTCAGATGCACCTGAACCTGAAGTTTGCACAGTATTTGCAACTGTTGAACCAGCAGAACCAGCTATTAATGCATCGATGATGATTTGATCTTCTCTTCTTCCTATTGCATTTCCAACGAGTTTTGCAAGCTCTTGTCTTTCATCAAAGTTAATCTTTGCCTGATTAAAAATGTCTGAATACTCAGAAGCAACATAATCAGTAAGAGTTGCAGTTACACTTGAAAATGTACCATTTAATGGAACAACATCTGTAGAAGGTGTTCTTACAGAAGCTGAACCTTTTGCCAAAATCGGAAACTTAGCAGTTGATCCCTCTACCCCAGTTCTCATACGAGCAACATTTCTTAGAGTAGCAGAAGCTTGATAAGCTTGATGGACTTCGGCTTCAAACAGCGTTACAAACGCTGGACTTAAAGTTGTAGCCATAAAGACTTCTCCATAGTTAAATTATTACATCGTTTGGGTTACCGAAAAAATCGACCTAAACTTTTTTTTAAAGTCGATCGGCTGACGAGAGTTATCGATCTAATTAACAAGATACACCAAGATATAGTAGTTTGTAAAGCCTAGATTACATATCTAGTATTTGTACGTTAATTGTTCCTCTTCTCTTCAACTTTCTTTCTATACACTGGATCAGTTTGATATTTAGGATCAGCCACCATAGCTTGAAGCTCTGTTTTATCAGGCATATTGCCAGGTATAGCAACAGTAGGTATATCTTTTTCACCTTGCATTTGTCTGAGCTTTTGTATCAATCTTTGACCTTGTGCTGTGCCACCAAGAACTTCTAACTCGGCATAATCTTCAGGTGTTATTGATTTTTGTTTTACAAGTTTCTGACCCCAATTGATATTTGATTGAATAATCATATTAGCATTTGGTCCTAGCTTTTCTTTTTCTTTTTCAATACTTAGCTCTTCATCTTGTTGAACACCACCAGTAATCTCTATAACAGTATTAATTAATCCAGTAATTGATTTGTTCGAGAGTTGTTTTTCTTTGCCAAAATCAAGAACAGCTTTTACTACTGGGTCTTCAGGATCAACTTGAACTTCTGATAAATCATAACTTTCAGGTGCTGTTTCTCCTAATTTTTTCTCCAAGTGATTAATACTTTTAGCCATGTTTTCAATGTTTGGACCATTTTTTTCATCCCAAAATTTTTCTGGAAACCAGTCAGGTCTTTCGTAGATTTCACCTTCGCCTTCTTCTTCTCCAGTATTTTCATCTTGGTGCGTGTTGATGCCTTCTTCATTTGTATCCTCACTTTCCATAGTTTTGGCTTCTTCAGCCATAAGACCTTGAGGTTGCTCTTCTTTAACCTCTTGGTCCTCGGTTACATTCTTTTCCTCATCCATTCGTAGCTCTCCTCATTCTCGCTATGATTTCTCTGACGATAGAATTTTGTCCTTCTCTCATATATCCCTGGTCAGGTGAATTACCTGGTATCCAGGAGGGTTGATCAAGCGTAGCAAATTTTAAATGCTGAAGAACTTTTGCCCCATCTTCTGTTGAGAATGTTCTGACAAAAGCCTTGTCGATTTCATTGACTTCTTTTGGAAAAGGTGAAGAGGGTGGATCGTCTATACCATTCCATTCTTCATTGTTCTGTGGCTGTGGCTTCTGTGGCTGGGTCATTGATTACTCCTTGTTGCTGTGCTAGTTGTTGTGCTTGTTCTATGAGAGCTTGTCTTTCTTCAGGGGTTGTCAGTATCTCAGCTGGAACGCCAAGGTTTTCTGCAATATAATCCATCGCTTTTTCTTGGTTAATATACAGTTGACCTTGAGGACCTAGACCTTGTGCAATTTGCATAAAGTTTAAAACCTCACTGACTTTCTCCATATTCTGTGCCATAGCCAGTGGTGCTGTTGGCATCATCTTGACTTCAACACCATTCACTTTCAACGGCAAAACAATCATACCCAACTCATTCATGACAGATAATGTTCGTCTTACGATAGGGTACATTGTCTCTGAGATTAATCTTCCAAAAGCAGAACCTAAGTTTTGTGAAAGCTGTTTCATTCTCTCTTGAACTTCTGTTGCTGATCTTGCACTCATATTATCAGGTGGCAAACTTTCATCGAGCATTATAGTTTTAACAGAGGATATCAGCTCATTCGCTGTAAATTGTGAAATGTTTGCATCACCTGATCTCGGTAGAGGTCTAAGACTTTCGCCTTGTGGACCTCCATTTCTTGCTACTGGAATAATTGCTCCAGGTACAATCTTAACTGTATTCGGATTGAGAACACCATCATCGGTTGCCGTAAAGACACCACCGATACTTAAACTTGCATTTTTCAAAGCAAGTTCTTTTGTTTTATTTAAACTTCTAATGTCAGGAAGGGCAGTAAGCACTGGACCTCTTCCATAGCGTTCACCAGCAGTTTTCATATATCTCGACACCACCCAGGGGAAACTATTCATTTGTCTGTAGACAAGTTCATCTTCACCATTATCGCTTATAATTTGATAGTGATACCT